GATAAGCGAACATGGGAGTTGCTGGAACGAGTACGAGTCAATTTTGCACAAGATATATATTCACGAGTGTTGTTTCTACTGTTCATGATGAGGGAGGAATGATGATGCATAGAGTTTCGCAGTATTCATTAGGAACATATCTTATCGAGGAGTGGTATACGCCAGAAAAGACGAAAGATGGCTCTGATCCTGAACCGTTTTGGAAAACAATTTCGTACAGCGGGGGTATTGTATCTACATTAAAGCGATTGGGCAGGGGCGACTTGATACAAACTGTTGAATCGTGTTATGATAGAGTAGAAACAGCCATTCTCAATGCTGGTAAATACGAAGAAAACCAGTTTGGTTATAGAATAGTTGTTGATTATTCGCCAATAACATGTCAACTAGAAAAATACATCAAAGAATCAGAGAAAACCCCTGCTAGATGGATGGGCATGAAGTGGGTTAACAAAAAGTTTTTATCCCATCGGATTTTGGAGAGCTTAATCCCCCCAGATTCGATGAAAATAAATGACTTAATTGGTTTGTACAAATTGGGCGCAGAAGTAATTTGCGAGACCCCTCATTGGTATAGGGTATAAGGAAAATAAAATGATTGACCATAGAACAAAATCTAATTTTATGACAGTAGTGGCGGCATTGTTGCTGCTGTATATTTTTACCCCGTTGGGCGATGTAGTGAACGGATTCCTAGTGAATGGTGGATACATCGCAGAAGTGGGAAATGAACGAGGGCCGCTTTCTCAAGAGTTGCCAGTTCAGCAAATGGTTCGGCCAACAGCAGAATACAGAATCTCGCCAACAGAGGTTCCGGCTCCAAATGTTCATCCGCAGCAATTTGAAGGAACAGTACCAGTAAACAACCCAGTTATGGAAGCGAGTATTCAGGGGGATGACAGGCAAGATGGACAACGCTCAGGTGGCAATGAACGAGAGTCAATGGGTGCTGCTCTGTCGTTGCCAGAATCAAACGGAACAGGAAATAATCGAATTCTGTTTTGGCGCGATACAAATGAAAATTGTATGATTGATAGTGACGAACAGTCACCCAACTTTATGTTGTCAATCATTTCTTCAACAGGCCAAGAGCAAAAAGTGGTCACTGACAACTCTGGTTCTATCTGGGCCAATGAGGGAGACTATATTTCGTTCGTGTCAAATGGGTTTTATCTTTCACCAGATGCCGTATCAAATAATCTTGATGTGTATTCCTTGTCTCGCATTCAGGGAACTTATTATGTCAATATCTCATACGACGCGACATACAAAGGAAGATGCGAATAGTGTGTCTTATGTAACAGATACAGAAAGAATTGAATGCTATATTGGAAAGCATGATAAACGAACTTCACTACAGAGAGCTTTTCTACAGAACATTTAATTCACTGTCAAAAATTGGGAGAAGAAAGACGGTGGACGAGAAAACGCGCAAAGACCTTGAATATCAATTGCGTATGAAAATGGCTGAGTTGAGTGAAATAAATGCCCTGTTAAAAGAAAAGGGAACGAAGCCGCTGTACCAATTGAGTTACAATGTTGTTTATGGTAACTATCGCAGATTGTTAGAAGAAGAAATTGGACGACTACAAGATCAATTGCGGTTTGATTGAGTAGTACAATCATACCATTTGTTATAAATCTCCTTATGCTATAATAAAACGCATAAGGAGATTTTTTTATGACTGTCAACAAACTAGTTAAAGGCGCTGCGCTCTTTGGATTGATACTTCTTGGAGTATCATGGTTGTATACAGAAATTGGCAATGTCGCTCTTGTTTTTTGCCTTCTTGGTGCTGCAATCCCCCCAATGGTGAATAAGTAATGTCTGATAACGAAGAATACACTGAGTACAGTATCATTCAGGTGAAGGAAAACGAGATATATTTTTACTCGGATATTAACGAAGCATCGTGCAAAGAATTAATCCAGGCGCTAAGAGATGCTGAGGTAACGGCATCAATGGAAATGGCAAAGTACAAACAATCACGCCCAGTTGTACTGAGAATTAAAACATATGGCGGGGAAGTTGATGCTGCTATGCCATTAATTGACATAATCGAATCTCTTAATGTTGAAATTGCTGCGGCAATTGAGGGGCCATGTTGTTCCGCTGGCACATTAATAACATCCGCATGTGACTCCGCTTATGCCACGCCACGAAGCATGTTGTTAATTCATCAATTGTCTGGTGGTGTATTCGGGAAACATTCTGAAATGAAAGATCATGCAAAACTTGGCGATGTGCAGATGAAGTACATTGTTGATATATACAAACAAAGGACAGGATTGTCTAAAAAGAAAATCAAAAAATTGCTATCAAATGAATCGTGGTTGACAGCACGGGAGGCTCTTGACTTGGGATTTATTGATGGAATTGGAGTAGTATAGTGGAAACGAAAGAAATTCTTAGCCAACAATGGGTAGAAGCACCTCAGCGAGAAAACGGATTGCGTCCATTGGTATTGCGTCCAAAGTCGCCTCCTGTGCGGCGAGAAGAACAGGTTATTTCAAGCCCTGTAGTTGATACATCGCGTATATTGCGTATTGCAAATCGGAAGCTGTGCGATATTACAGGAACGCTGATGGATAAAGTTAATTACATTGAACATTATGGGCGAATTGTAGTGGTAAAGTTTATCCCAATTCGCAGAGTTGACCCGATTGTTGCTATTCCGTGTGTTAAGATGACGGGATGGAGCAAGTTTGTTCACAACATGGCCTATAACGAATTGTGCAACGATTTAATGGATGCGGAAGTAGATAATGTGTGGAGTTATCGTAGATGGTACAAACGAACAAAACAAAACGTCATGGCAATTATTAAGCATAGCGAGAAGTTTTTGTATCCAGACGAATGGGCATACTACAGCGATCAAATGTATGAAACTCTGGCCAACCCACAAAGGAAAATAGGAAAGAAATGAATAACAAACTAATGTTTTCATCTGACACAGGCGAATGGGATACCGATCAAGCAGTTGTTGATGATTTGGCAACGGTATTTAAGTGGAATCTAGACATCTGCGCTTCTCGGCCAAATGTTTGCGAAACATATTTCAGCCAAGAACAAGATGCTTTTAATTACGATTGGGCCGAATATGCATTGCGATTCATCAACCCGCCTTACGGTCGTGGAATGGACAAATGGGTTAAAGAGGTGTATAGAATTCGTCATTCTGGCGCTACGGTTTGCTTATTGCCTGCGAGAACGGATACGGCAATGTGGCAGAAGTATATTCCTGATGCATCATTGGTAATATTTATCAAGGGGCGGCTAAAATTCGGCTCTGACGAATCATGGGTAAATCGTTACTATGGAATCATCAAAGATGAATCAAGAAGGAGAAAGCACAGACTGGCTGCACTAAAGAAGATTGGCGGCAGTTATTTTGATGGCGACGAAGAGTTTGTCAACATCGTATTTGGCTTGACAAAACAGGTTAATTTTGATTTTGACATTGATAAGTGGCTGCGCTCAGACAGACTAAGTAAAGACTCAGCACCATTTCCATCTGCCTTTGTTGTCTTTGGGGAAATTAATCAAGTTCAACGAGAAAAGTTGTCGTCATACGGATGGACAATCGAGCGTTGAACTAGTCCGTAATTATTAATACAATTATCTCTTGTCAACAGGTGGAATGAAATAATATCCACCTGTTGTTCTTTTATATCATACCATTCGCCTTCTAGCGATGTACCCCATCTCTTAAACTCATCTTTTAGTTTGTTTTCAACTCTTCTGGCAAGCGCTGTGTCATCTGCAATTTGGAATACTTTATAATATTTCAGCTTATATGGCTGTGCGGTTTGTAGCGATCTGAGTCTTTGCTCTAGATTGCCCGTAAAACCCACTTTAAATGCCCCGTCCTGCGCTTTTATGATATATACGTACATTGTGTTACCTCGAATAAAAAAATCCCCCATATAGGAGGATTAACGGATTTATGGTTTTGTTTTAGATTATTGATAAAACCATTGCGGATGGGGAACTCCTGGTTCTGGCGGAGGCAGTTTGTTCCGGCATTCTCTATGTGCCGTTCTAGCCTCGTCGTTCTTACTATACCCAGCAAATACTGCCGTCTTAACATCTTCTGGAGTCATGTTCCGGCCGCAAATACGACACGGCTCATTCGCGTACATCAAAATGGCAATCTCTACAGCATCATTTTTATCCAATGTGGGTATTGCCTCTGCGAATAATTTGTTTTGTCCAGTTCCAATGCTCAACTGGTCTTGTATCTTGACCTTCCGCCATCTCTTCTTTATCCAGACCAAATTCTTCTTGAATAGCAGCGGCTAAGCTATCAAGCTGTTGCTGGTTCAGTTCGGCTTCTGTGTTTACTCTCCTAGTTGAATGATAATATGTTTTCATAGTTTATATAATACCAATTTGTGCCGCGATTGATAATAGTATTACTGTACTATAGTCCAAGTTCCGCGAATTCGTCTTCTTCTGTAATGATCAAGGGGCTGTTCATCCCCTTGCGAACGCCTTTCTCGATAATATCCTCAGCGAGATTCATGTTTCTCACGGACCCTCTTGCAGCAATGGCTTCTTTCAGCGTGTCAACCACTTCGTATTCATCGAAATATGCACCAGCGACATAACCACCAAAGGTGTACGCCACCTTGTTTAGTGTGTGTGCCTTTTGTCCTTCTGGAGATGATAACACTTCTGTGACTAGCTTGTTTTTGATCATGTTCAGGAGATAGTTCGGAGTTGCGCCATTATAATGAACTTTGTGGTTTTTGATTCTTTCTAAATACTCTTGCCGTTTTCTTTCTTGTTCTTGGATATACGGCTTTGCTAACTTGACGAGGGCGTACATAAGAGGCAGCTGCCTATCTCTGACCACAATGTTACAGCCAGGAGCGCCGTAGAATAGCCTAGCCGCATCTTTGCAAGCTTTGTCTGTAGTAATGGTGGTGAACGATGTGATAATCGCGTCTACGAGTGTTTCGAACTTATGTCTATTCTTGACAGGTGATGACAGAATAAAAATAATCCTGTGTCGAGGGTGTTCTGGTGTACTTGATGGAGTGGAATGAACAATAGCAGCATATTTATCCACAAAAGGAATATGCAATATGTCTTCCATTGGCGTATCCCCTTTGTCAATGTCAACACCGATTACTTGACCACTGAGGAAGTTCTTTCTGTCTCTGTATCGTTTAATTGGACTGCACCATGCGTAGCCTGCCTGTAGATAATCGGCAAATTGCTGTGGTGTTAGTTGTTCGTTGATAAACTGCCCGTTGACATAACTCCAATTTCCATAGTCTTCGGGTAGTTTGCCGACAATCTCTTTATTGATTGCAACACTAAACATAGTCTCTATCCTTAAGGGGATTTGTGTGGAATTATCTTTTATTGTATAATGAAATTAGTTAATTTTCAATGTGAATCTGGTACTAATCTATATGGAAAATGAAAAAGAAAAACGTGAATGGAAGGAATACCCGCCTTATGAAAGAAAAGGTATCATTCACGGCAATTATGGTAGCACAGAAAAATGGCGCACTCAACGCAGAGCAATTCTTACTGAGGTAATCAACTCCGATCCAACTAGACATTGGTCTATGCGGGATTTGGAAGAAGCTATGCGGGAACACCCGTTAATCAAGCAGGTTCAGCCTCGACTTGGAAAATCAACTATTCACCTAGATTGGTTGGCTGTTAAAAATGAACTTGCCGAAAAACGAAAGGAACTTGCTGGCGAGTACATTGATCATCATCTGCAAATCTCCGAATTCTTCATCCAAGATATGATGCAAGAATACGAAGAAATCAATTCTATCAATCTTGATGAAATCAAAGACCCTGATATTCGAGCGCAAATCGTTCTGCAACGCATGGCTGAAAAGGACAGAATTATTAAGGCCGTTGACCGAATGATGAAGCGTCAATCAACGCTGGTTCCTATTGATGTGCCCAAGAAGCTGGAAATTGATGACCAAAAACGAATTACTTTCAATGTAGAGCGTTTCTTGGACATGAACAAACAGGCAGAGCAATTCTTGGGCGATGGCATCGAAGAAGGCGAATACGTTGACGCTGATGATGATTAAGCTATACCCAATCCCCAACTATACGGCTTTGCGTAATGCGTATCTATGCAAACGGATAAAATGCTTCCCTTTCCATTTGCCAATTTGCGAAACTTGACATAAACAGTCATGCCCCATACTGGAATCTCTACGCTTCCAGTTGCAACAACTGGGATGTATCTATCTCGCTTGTAACTACCATCGTATGTAATCGCCGACATAAGCGGGAGAATAAGTACAAGTAGCCACGGTGTTTTTGCGATAGCTTGCAGAATCGGCCAACCAGCCGCCATTACCCTGCCCATTCGTTTCATATCTTCTCTGCCCATTACAACAATACCTCAAGTACCTGACCAGCCGTTTGATTATCTTTGTTCTCAACAGACTTCGCAACAATATATGCAGCGACTTCTCGCCAACGCTTTGCCTGAAATTTATCACCAGTACGCAAGTTATACGCTGCTTTAAGTTTGCCAGTTTCTCCTTGAACACGAAAGAGGGTCCAGGGAGTGTCTTTTACGGCTGGCTCAAGATGAAATCGCCGCAATGGTTTGTTTTGTTTAACTCGTTCTAGAATCCGTTTAACTGACATAATGTTTTCCTTTCTTTAGTCCCAAAGAGACATGTAGTATTTCCCAAATAGATCGAAGCCTTGCTGGATTTGGTTCATATATGCTTTATACTCTTCATTGTTATTCAAAGCAAGTCCATAACATCCTTCGTATTCATTTTTGGCTTGCTCAAATGACCAAATCATTTTGTCAAGGATTCCTTGCCATTCTTCAAACGAATTTAGGGTTGCCGGGTATCCATGACTATCTTCTTTTAATTGCTTGAGCATCGGAACGATCAATAGAGACAAGGTGTAATCCATACTCCACGTATCCCATTTGTCGATCTGAATCGATTCTAATGCATTTTCGTCACTTGGGTTCGGTAAATTAACTTTCATACGCCCATATTAACCGTGCCGAGCTATTGTGAAAATGGTATTATTGTACTATAATGGTCAATGATTATGTCTACTAAGCTAAAATTGCCCCCAATGCGTCCTGCTGGCGATCCTGATGAATACTCAGAGGAGCAAATCGTTGCTGAGTATCACAAGGTTGTCCGTAGAGGTGACGTTCGTGCCCTGCTTTACTTTATTATTAATTATGTAAAGATATACTCGAATGACGATCAGGGGTGGATACCGTTTGTGCTGTGGGATACCGATACTGGTGAGTATGATAATCAGTTAACCCTCGCACAAAAGGTGATGAATGAACAATATTTGGCAATCTTAAAGGCTAGGCAAGTTGGGATAACTTGGGAAATATTGGCGTATATACTCTGGATGGTTTTGTTTTTTCCAACCCAAAATGTCTTGTTACTGTCTAAAGGCGACGAGGAATCTCAGCAGTTAATTAAGCGCCTTAAAGACATGTACGCAAGATTGCCTTATTGGATGAGAGCGAAAGATGTAATCACCGATAACCTTCATGAGTTAAGATTGTCAAATGGTTCTTTTGTGAAATCTGTATCAACTCGTGGTGGTGATTCTATGACATTTACCATCGCTGTGGTTGACGAGGCTGACTTGGTATGGCGGTCTAATACATCATTGGCGCAGGTGCTATTGAATATTTCGCCTACAGTTGGTTTGAAGGGGAAGTTGATTCTTCTGTCAAAATCAGAAAAGGCTAGACCGAACAGTACGTTTAAAAATTTATATCGGGGCGCAATTGAAGGAACCAATCAATACACAGGCGTATTCATCCCCTGGTATGTTAACCCTGAACGTAATCCGACTTGGTACGAACAGCAGAAGCAGGTGTCGTTGGATATTGACAATACACTAGATAATCTGTGGGAATCATATCCAGCGAACCCAGAAGAAGCACTTGCGCCGAAGTCTGCATCAAAAAGATTACCATTTGCATGGCTAAGGAATTCTTATGTAAAGATACAGCCAAAATATATCATTAAAAAGACAATAGAAACTAACCTGGAAGGTTATGACGGGCCTGTTATTGATGGTTTGGTTATTTACAAAACGCCGCATCCTGAAAAGAAATACGTATTAGGTGCTGACCCTGCGGAGGGGTTGCCTACATCTGATGATTCGGCGATTGTGGTAATGGATATAGAGACACAAGAGGAGGTGGCGACATATGCGGAAAAGACTGACCCAGAGTCATTCGCGGTAGTCATTGATCAAATCGGAACATACTATAACAAAGCCAAAGTGCTGTACGAACTAAACAATCATGGTGGCCTATTGGGTAAGTCATTAAGAGAAGTTAGCAACCTGACCAGATTGAAGGGGTGGATGCCAACGAAAGGCAAGGTACAACAACGAGAGGGCTGGTACAATGCTAACAAGGCGATTAAGACCATGCTGTATGATACTGTGGCACAACAGTTCCGAAACAACATGTGCGAACTGCATAGTCCAAAGACCCATTCTCAACTATCGTCTATTGACCAGAACACGCTCAAAGCCCCACCGGGCGAGAATGACGACTTAGCAACGGCATTTGCATTATGTATAGCAGCAATTAATTTATGCATTACAAGTTTTTCATGGGATACAATAAAAATCAGATAGCAACCGAGGAGGTTGGAGATGGCAGATAGTGTAATTGACAACGTATCAGGATGGATGGTAGATAGATATGCTTATGTAAAGGCAAGGTTGAAAAAAACGGCCCCTGGATATATTGGGGCAGAAGTATCCGCTCAAAAGATGGGATTATACAGTTCTTCTGATGAGTTCAATCAATGGCTTAGTGGATTAAGTCAAGAAAAATTACAGAAATTATATTTAACAATCTCGTGGATTTATTCTAGCATAGAAATCATTGCGAGAGAAACTTCATCGACCCCCGCGCATGTGCGACAACGGATTAATGACAGAAAAAGCGTTGATGTCTCTCGTCATCCGTTCGAACTGTTAATAGAGCATCCGAATGATTTTATGACAAAGACGTTTTTGATGAGATATACTATTTATTGGCTGTCTTTGTCAGATCGTGGTGCATTCTGGTTTCTCGCTCCTGATGCAGATGACGAAAATAAAATAAATGAGATTTGGCCGATTCATTCTGAAAAAATCGAACCAATCAAAGATGCAAATCATTATGTAAAACACTTCCGGTATACCACGGGGCACGAAGAGAGCCGGAAGTCGTACAAGATACCTGCCAAATACATTATTTGGTTCCGCTATCCCGACCCGATGGACTACTGGGCTTCGTTACCGCCATTGAGAGCCGCATTGTTGCCGGGGGAAATCGACCTAGCAATTTCGGGCAATCAAAAGAAATTTTATACAGAGGGACGGGGATTGCCCTTGTCTCTTGTCTCTCTCGACCCATCTATTTCCGATCCTGATTTCGAAGCGGTAAAGGCAGACATTAAATCAGACTGGTCCAACTCTGGTGCATCTATTGCCGTTGCTCGTGGTGGGATGTTCGATGTCAAGTCGCTTGGTTTTACACAAAAAGACTTAGAGATTATCGCATCCCAAGAAATGACACGAGACAGAATCAGCACAATATTCTTTGGTTATCCCATTCTTACTTCGAACCTTGTGTCAGGGGAAGGTCTAAAGCAGATTGACAAATGGATTAAGGAAAAAACTGTTTATCCATTGCATGTGTTGATGGCTGAACAAATCACGCTTCAAGGACTTCATCCGTTTTTCGACCAAGACTTGTCATTTGTGTTTGACGATGTGAGAACAGCAGACCGCGCCTTGACAATTCAGGAGAAGAACATTGACTCTCGCTGGATGACGGTCAATCAAATGAGAGCAAAGTCGGGCGATGATGACATTGATATTCCTCAATTGCCGGGATACGGCGATTTGCCAGTTGGGTTAGCGAACAACCCTTCATTTGTCAGTTTGATATACGGGCTTAATATGTCTGCCGCTGTTGGAGCAGACGAGGATGGGATTGATGGCGGGAAAGTGGAGAACGCTCCAGAAGTAGGAAATTTGCCACAATCTCAGGACTCGCTATCTGTTACCAACCAATTAGCTCGTGGCGACACTAGACCGTCCAGAATGGTTGAAAATATTCGTTCTTTCGATGCTGTTTATAAGGAAGCGTTTAAGGGTGAGTTGAAAAAGATGAAAACTGTATATCGCCGTGGACTAGAAAGAGAAGGAAACCCATTAAACCGGGACTTCGCGAGTGATATTATTGATGATGAAATGATGGATGCCATTAAAAGCGACATTAAGGATATTTCAGATGTCGATGTGCTGAATGAATATTTTTCCGAATTGATTGAGGGTATTGATGATACAAGCGGAATCTAAAGATATAGATAGTACAATCAAAGCCCTTCAAGAAGGTAGGAGAAGGTTTTTGACTGATATGCGATCTGCCTTGCTGGACCGCATGAATGCTGCTGTAGAGAAGCTGTCCACTTATCCCCCAGAAACAAAGGGAAATCAGCCTCCACCGCCGTACTGGGCAAGAGGGAAGGGGCGTGTTCATGCTAATGGAGATATTAATCCTGTATCACAGCAATATACACAAAGCTGGATGGTCACGGATCGCATGTCAGACAACGATGTAACAGTAATGGCGCAAACTGATGTGACTTATGCCCCGTGGGTTGTTGGAACGAAACAGCAGGCGTGGTTTCATGGTCAAAATGACTGGCCTACTGTTCGTGGCGCGTTACAAGAAGTTGGATTGAACGGCGCGGATGAATTAGTTAACGGGGAAATAACCCCGCCTCAAGTATTACAACAACGAATAGCGCAAAGAGAGGCAGAAATTAATGCAAAAACTGGCTAATTTAGTTTGACATAAGCAAATAAAATGTTATAATGGTCATGACTCGCCAGGACGGGCAAAACCTTTTTATTAGTCCTTGTTTCTCTGGCGAGTCATGAGGACTTTTTTTATGTCAAATGACCAATTAATTACATTAAGCAATCTGAAAATCGGGCACGGCGTTTCTTACGCCATTTTTCATAAACTTGATGACGATCTTGGAATAGAATTTGTTCGTGGAGTACTGCCATTCTGGTTGGTTTCTGACGAATTTCTTGCTGAAACGAATTGTGGCGCAAATGGAATTTCCTCTGTTTTCGAAAATGGATTTTCGTTATTTGACGAAGTTCATTTCGAGAGAATACCCACAGAATCACCCTCAGACGGCACTTCGCTATTTGTTTGCCTAGCCCCAGACATGCTTGACTCTTACATTCTAGCAATTGATTATTTTAAAGAGGAATAAATATGGATTTAACAAAACTCCCCAATCATTTACAAGAAAAACTTTCAGAAACCGTTGTACTCAAATGGCTTTATGGCATCCCCATGACGATGGATGAAGCGAGGCTTTGGTCCAGCTTATTGGAAACGCAAGCTCCGATTATCCAGCCTGTAAATCAAGACGAATATCACCAATGGGCTGACAGCGTAAAAGCAATGCTACAAAGGGTGTATCTCAATGCTAAGTAGCGGCAGTCTCGCATCAAGTGTGAAGATACTTTGTGGACATTGTACTACACCAATTGCTGACTTCTTTATGGGAACAAGTGGGGCATCATTGATGATTATTGCGAGACATCACGGCGAAAAACACGCAACACTTATCCCCCTAACCACTTTGGCTAGTTATATGCTATAGGATGAAATGAAATGAATAGCAAAATTACTCCATTGGATTTGGCAATTCTGTTCCATAACACTTACGAGTCGCTTGCTCCTCAGTTTGGATACGAAACCAGACTTGATACAAGACAATTTGACGAACACACATCAAATGGCAAGTTGATGATCGCTGTCTGTGACATTGTTCTTAAAAAATTATCTGAATGAAAATAAAAGCAACAGTATCAACAAACAAGCCTGACTTGTATGGCAATATAATGTCAGATGAGACATTGAAAGAAATTGTTTCCTTCGTGCTAAAACATTCTCCTGTTTCGTTATACGAGAACTCTCTAGGAAAATTACAAGGGGCAATCGATTCTGCCATTTTCAATGATGGGCGTGTATCAGTAACGGGATGGATCGAGAATGCAGCGATAGAATCATTAATTAAAAAAAATATACTCTCGATTGTTCCTACATATGAGCCAGTTTATCAAAAAGGCGGCGATGAATTTGCATGGAAATTAAAGCACTTTTCGATTACACATCTTCCAATTGAGCATGAAATTGGCCCGGTGACTGAAATAAAATGAAAATAACCCTTTTTGCTGACAGCCGCTATAGAGACTCGTTCGGGCTGGCTGCTACTAAATATTGGCTAAACAAGTTATCCCCCAATGCGGAGGTTTTTGTCACATCATTTGATTTGTGGCAACACAATCTGAGTCTTGTCAAACCAGATGTAGTCGTTCTTAATCATGCGTTTGGCGCTAGAAATGAAGCAATCCTGCGTTGGGCGAATCAAAATGGCGCAACGTCATATTTGATGTTTACTGAGGGACGACCAAATACAGAAGAACAAGTTGAATGGTATTTATCACAACGTGGTAAAGCAGATTATGTATTGGCATGGTCTAGCTGGCTAGGCGATATGTTTGATAATGCCATTGTAACCGGTTGCCCAAGATTTGATATTTATCAATATCCATACAACAAGTTAATCGAGCCAAGACAATTTGTATTAGATAAATACGGATTGAATCCCCACAAAGGAACATTATTAGTCACAACATCGTTTCCGCAGGCCAAGTTTTCTTATCAAGGGGTATCTTTCAATGAGCAAGACTGGAAAGACCTAAAAGTAACAAGCATTTCAGATCGCAAGAACCCAACAGAATTTGCAAAACAAGAAAAGAGGGCGCAGCACTTGTTTAAGACTCAATTGACGGGCTACGTTGAGGCGTCCACTGTTAGCGATTGGAATATTGTTATCAAGCCACATCCGATGGAACCGGCGAAGGAGTGGGAAAGATATTGTGACGAAAATAGCTTCACTCTCGCTCCTGCCGATTATGTGTTTAATGCATTATCGGCAGCAGACTTCGTTATTAATCGCGCAGGATGCTTGACAACTCAAGACGCATGGCTGGCTGTTATTGGAAAACCTGTAATCCAACTAAATCCAAACAATCAAGAATTAACAGGATCGTCACTGGAAGCATTTGGGATTGACAGTGATGAGATTGACAAAAAGCGCAAATTCTTGAATAAATACGGGTTCTCGTTCCAAAATTCATCTAGGAAAGTTGCTGAAACTATTTTAGAGACAGCTAAACCGGCAAATGTTGACCGCAGTATTGTTGACCGTATCAAGTGGCAAAAAGCACAAACGGAGTATGACAATAGTCATGTGTACCCAGACCTGTCATCCATGCATCCCGTTAAGGCTATTACTAGCAATGTAATTAAGAATTGGGAAACAAAGATAGCAGAGGTGTTATCGTGAAAACAGCCTTTGTAATTACTAAAACCTCAGAACTTCTTCTGCATACACTTGTTTCCAAAATGGAAACAGGTTGGGTTGATGTGTACACGAATAATGAGGAAACAGTTGGTCAAATCGAACAGCTTGGCATTGAGTGTATTTATCTACCACCTGTATACAGTGAATCGAAGGTAAATAGAGATAGGCGGTTTAACGAGCTATTTATGCCTGGGCTGATTGATGGAAGTTTTTCTAATGACAACTTCCCCATGTGGCAATCATTAAGCTTGGATAGATATAAATTTTGGTTCGATGACGGATATGAGACTTACAATTGGTTGCCCAAGTACAATGTTTGTTATGTCTCGCTTGATGTCCATTCTGTATTCCCGTGGATTATCGAATGTGACAAACGAGTTGGTATCAAAATCGGCGATCTGACTGATAAAACGATGACTCAGTTCTTGCTTATTTCTGACAGAATGCTGCAAGAAATCATTGTTTCCTTTGATGACGAACTGGAATATTTGCCCTGGAAGAAATCGTTCGGATTAGAGCGACCTGTTTATCAAAAAGTTGACAATACTCAATTAAAAAATCAATATTCGTATGGTTTGCCTATTATTGGAATAATTTTCGACAAACAAAACGATTGGCAGTACCGAAAATTAATCAAACAAATGGTAGACGGAGATTTGTCACCAGAACGGGTATATTTAGTAGCAATTCCAATTGACGAACGATCCCGGCAATTGTTCCCATTATACACTAATGGAGAGCTAGAACTGCAATCAATTAATATGCTGAAATACTGCGACACCATTGTTGACTTTAAATTCAGAGAAAAAATGTGGCGCAACTACCCTGATGCATATCATGTGTTGGATTTTGGCGATGTTAATATAGTGCAGCACATCAAAAAAATTACTAACTACGATTTTAAGGTGGCAAATGAAAGTTCAGATATTTTCCGGTAGAGTCCATCATTGGATTAAACTGAAAAACTTGTATGAAGGATTGGAATCAAATGGACATGATGTTGAATTTTTAATTACCAACAATGCCATTAATATTGACCCGCCTGCCGAATATATGTTTCATTCTGGATTCAAATATAATCACGTGTATGATTATGTAAACAGCGTTAAAAACTCTTATTTTCATGCACCAGAAACCGTATCAAAGTATATTCCCCCGTTCTGGCAAGTCTATTCGCAGCGAGAACTGTTCGAGTTCGCCAATGGCGTTCAAAATATATGGAAGCAGAATGGCAAACCGGATGTTGTTCTAATTCTCCACGCCAATAATTTCTGGACAAAGATGTTGGCTTATTTATGTCAACAAAACGGAATTGCCGTTTATGCCTTTCAAGAGGGGTTATTGCGAAAGCGAGATCAGCAGACATTGAACAAGCAGGCGTCATCTGCTGATTACTGCAATGGCATTTTTGTTTGGTCAGAAAACGAACGGCAACAATACATCGAAGCTGGAATTGACGAATCTCAAATTATTGTATCTGGACCAGTTCACTTAGATAGAAAATATCACCCGCAGCGCATAACTGGTAAAAAGCCGATGGTACTATTGGCAATCCCATCTGTTAACGAGTATATTGGTGATTGGCAAAAAGATGTAAAAGCTATAGCTAACTATTGCCAAAATAATGGATTTGAATTAATGTTTAGGCCACATCCATTTGAGAAGCATCTTGTTTCACACTTGCCATCTGACGTTGCATACGATGTCAACGATGATGCGTTGCCAGTTTTGGTCAATGCTAGATTAGTTTTGGGACAACACTCTACAATCGTCTTAGAGGCCGTCTTATTGGGCATCCCGGCTATGGAGTACAATTTCTCAGGAAAAACGCTTACAGAGCCACTGAGCAGTCTAGGGCTGGCTGATTACATTGGTTCCATTGACGATTTGAGCAAAATAGAAGGCAGTATTAGATATGGCAAGTCTGATGTTAATGTGAGTGCATTAAACTCGTTTAGAGTACCATTGGATAATGTTGTAAAATCAATTGTTGAATATCTGGAAAGCAAGCATGATTAGTATTATCATTCCACATAAAAACCGTCATTCATTGTTGTATATGGTGTTGGACAAATTAAACGAACAAACCATCTTTGACTTCGAGACTATTGTTGTTGATGATGGTTCTGATATTTTTGTCAAAGACTGGATTGGTGTATTGTTTCCAGACTTCGCGCCAAAATATGAATTGATGTTTGTTCGCAATCCGGGCAAGGGGCCAAACGCGGCAAGGAATCATGGTGTATCCTTAGCCAAGTACGACAACATTGTAATTTCCGGTTCTGACACTATTCCATCTCGTTCGTTCGTTATGCAGCATATTCTCGAATTGAAACGGGATAGCGACAAGATTATTCAGGGATACACCCCATTTCACCCTCAAGTCATGGATACGGAATTCATGGTATGGCTAAACAATTCTGGCATCCAGGCGAATTGGTCTGCGCTACAAACAGAAAGCGGATGGCGCAGAGATGCAGATGGCTTTTGTTTAACCACAAATCTATCAATGACCAAGCAAGTGTTTGAAAACACTGGCGGGTTGTCGGAGGGTTTCCCCGGTGCAGCGTGGGACGACATTGAATTTGGGATTAGGGCAAGAAAGCTTGGTGTGCAAACCATTTTCTCTCCACGGGCAATTAATTTTCATTATCATAAATACAACATCTCGCAATTTGCGAACCGTCAGATCATGGAAGGGAAAAACAGGATTTATCTGTGTTATGCCCATCCCGAAATGGCAATGCAACTGATGGATATTAACGCCATCAAAACGGCAGAAGAACAATCATTAGACGAATGGTTGCATCAAGCAGTTGAGCTAAGTTATATCAACGGTTGTCACGAAGAAAAGGATCGTGTGTGGCGCGGTGTGCTGCAACTCGCGTCGTTCAAGGGGGTCGTCGAGTCACTCGAACCACATCCTGTCTTACGGCTCATTAAGTTGTTAGCTAATCAAGAATCTGTTGTTTACCTATTTGCGTTGCTTAAGGCACACAAGGATGGTAACACAGGATATGTTGACCATTGTCTAGGATGGCTTTCCGAGAAGGAACCGGTATGGGTATCAGAATTAATTGCAGGCGAAATTGCATTAATGGATAAAAACAATACAGAAGCAATAATCCATTTTAACAATAGTTTAACTAATAAGTATAATGTATATGCAGAAAAGAGGCTAAAATGACACTAAGAAACGGAATTTTTTATGTTGATTCGAACCCAATGATGAACGGGTTTTCGTTTTATCTAAGAACAACAGAGCCGTATGGGGAGAGGTTTTCTATGGCCCTCCCCCTTGTTATGGAAGAAAAAGAACCAGAGGAAGCGGCGTATGTGCAAGACCCGTTTATGACAATCTCTAGAGAGATGACACAAAAATTGATGAATGAATTGTGGCGAAACGGGTTTCGCCCTGACAAATACGAGGCTGACACTGGCGCACTAGAACAAGCTAGATTCCATTTGGATGACTTGAGAACAATTTTGTTTAATCAACTTGGGATTGAAAAAGGAAAGAAATAGCATGATTAATCCGATGAATGGTTATATTGTATTGCAAAGAATCACAGACCAAGAACAACGTCTTCCGTCTGGTGTTATTGTCGTGGGGCAAAGAATAAGCAAAAACCCGTTGGTAAAGGGCATTCATGCAGACGGCACTATCTATTTGTATGAAGAATCAGATGCAAAAACAGCATTTAGCGATGGCGTTTTGTACGATCTTGTGCGCGAATCAGATATTACCGGAACTGAATACTAATGCACCTTCTCCATTTTGTTTCTGACCAATTCAATGAATATAACAGTAGCAATTTTCGCGTAACGATTATTGCTACTGCATTGCGCAATGCTGGTCATAAAGTAACAATTTTACCGATTAAAGACTGGCTTACCCAATCATCAAGGGGAAAACTGGCCTGCTCTTTGGCCGATATTATTATTATCCAGCGGGTGATGGTACAAGAATCTGTACAACATGCACAAATGTGGATACAGAATGGCAAAAAAGTCATCCTTGATTTTGATGATGCTTACGATTTGATTGGCGAAGAGAACTCTGCGTATAATTTTTGGGGCAAGGGCGTTGTTGAAATCTTTCTCCCCAATGGCACGAAATACGAACGGGCAATGGAGACACATCCAGTAGACCTGCTCAAACGAGGAATGTCGTATCTATCTGGTGCAACTATGCCGTCGCCTCTTCTGGCAAAAGATTGGTCGAAATACACAAAATGCCATTATCTTCCAAACTATCTTGATGGCAATGTGTACAATATTCCACGAGGAAAAACTGGCAAAATAATCCTTGGTTGGGGCGGATCAATGAGTCATCTGACCTCGTGGTCTGGTTCGGGAATAGACAAAGCTCTGGCGAATATCGTTAACAAACGGAATGACGTTAAATTATTAATTGTTGGCGATAAGCGGGTTGTAAAACAAATATCTGGTATCATCGACCCGGCGAAAACGGAGTATTTGCCTTATGTGACGTATATGGATTGGCCTATGGTTCTGGCAAAGAAGTTTGACATTGGACTTGCCCCTCTCGCTGGTCCATACGATTGTCGCAGAAGTCGCTTAAAGGTTATGGAATATATTGCAACGGGAATTCCATTTGTTGCGACTAGGGCCATGCCGTATTTTGAACTATACGATGAAATAGACAATAGCTTTGTTCCTCAAGGTGATGTGACAAAGGCGGATGAGCCAAATGCACAGGAGTGGGAACAATTGCTAAATGATAAAATAAACAATTTTCACAATGAGCAAGAACTTGCCATAGAAAGAAAAAAAGAATGGGAGCAATGGTACGATGTCAATAGAAATATTTCCGAAATCATCGGCAAATACAATTTGGTATAATGATACCAAAACATATTATATTTCGTCTTCTGCGAATACAATAGCTTGGTATAGCCAAGAAGCGAATCCATTTGAAAACAAAGTGATTCTTGTAACTGGCGGAACTGGATTCATAGGTTCGTCATTCTGCCGAAAGTTCCTTGATATGGGTGCGAAAAAAGTTATTTCGTTTTCTCGTAGATGGAACGACTCTGAAAAGCTGAAAAACAAACTGGGTAACGACCCGCG